AGTAGTCTTGTATGATATATTTTCAGTGCCAAGTGCTATATCTTTTATGTCCTCAAAAGTTGAATGGAGCGGAACAAAAGGTGTATCAGTAGCAATTGGAACAGATGGAATAAATTATGATCCATGCTCTAATGGAGATGCAATTCCAGGCTATGTATACGGAGATGGATCCTTTGCAGAAGATAGAGTTTTATATGTAAAAATAACTTTAAGCAGCTCGGACATAACAAAGTTTTTTCCAAAGCTTTATTCATTGTCTTTTAATTTTTATTCAACCAAGTTATTGTTTGCAGATAATCACGGAGAAGACATTGAGCCAGAAGAGTCAAACCTAGCTTTGTGGGACTACGACCTATCTTCAGATGATTACCCAATTTTAATGAGAAATAAAAATAATGGAATTAGGCCATACGACTCTGGTTTCCCTATAAATACATTAATGAGTGTTCAGACGCTAGAAATGTTCTTTACGCCAATAAGCCTTTCTGCCAACTATCTTTTCTACCACGATTCAGCAAATTACTCATGGAGCAATACTGGAGCGGTTACAAAAAGCGGAATATCAGCAATATATGTAAATGGAGTAAACAGAACTAGTGCCACTAATATAAATACCTTTATGGATCCAGATGAACTATATCATATTGTTATAGTTTTATCCTCAGCAATTTCTACTCAAATATGGTTTAATGTTAAAGTAACTAATGGAACATGGTCAAATTCTGGTCCAAGAAATCTATATAAGAATATAGCAATATACCCATCAGCATTTAGCTCAACATTAGCCCTAGATCACTACGCTCTTTATACGGAAAGGCCATCGACTTTGGCAGAAGATACGTCAATATCATTGACAGAAAACGCCTATCAAGTGCATGATTATGACTGGATAGTGGTTAAAAGTATTTAATTTTGTACAAAGGTGTGACAAAAAGCTGGACTTATGTGCTAAAGAATGGTAAAATAAAAGTCTTATGGATATCAAAACAATAAACACCAAAATGCTAGAAGAGGAAACTACTCTTGGCATATACGTATGGGAAATGCCAGACGGAAGATGGATTGGTGATGACGATGGAAACTTCTTGTCTATTACATCTAAAAAAGGGAATAGATCTAGAATGGATGCCCTGGCAAGAGAGGTTCGTTCATATGGAATTCATGAAGGTCAACCTAAGTTTCTTTCTGGAAGACGCAAAATTGATGATGAAGAATTTGAATATCAGAAAAAAAGATTAGACTGGGGATTGGTTCCAGACCCCCTTGATATTGGTAATCACAAAGATGAAATGAAAAAATTAAGGGGCTTAAGATAAAATGGAATTTATTAATGACGAGACATCTAATAGCGATATAAATATTTCAAATGCAATGGATTGGGCACTTCTCAACAAAGAAGTTGTAACAAATAACGATCCATTTTCAATAGATGTTGACGCATTAAAAAAGGTTGGCGGACTAAGCACTTCTTTTAGAAGAAAGATGAATAGAGAGTTTTCTAAAAGATTTGTTGGTCAAGATGGAACTGGAACACAGCAAAACCTTTTAGCACAAGCAATTACTGGCTATGCCATGTTCGACTTAATCGAGCCACCGTATAATTTAGATTATCTTTCAAGAGTTTATGAGCTTTCTACATATAATTATTCTGCGGTAAATGCAAAGGTTTCAAACATTGTAGGCCTAGGCTATGACTTTGTTGAGACAAGAAAAACAAATGAAGCGTTTGATTCAATAACTGATGATAAGCAATTAGAGCGTGCACGCAAGAAGCTAAATAGATTGCGTCAAGACCTAAACACTTGGCTAGATGAAACAAATGAGGAAGAGCTGTTTATTGAAACTCTAAAAAAAGCATATACAGATTTAGAAGTAACTGGAAACGGATACATTGAAATTGGAAGAACAACGAGTGGAAACATTGGTTACATTGGTCATATTCCAGCAAAGACAATGAGAGTTCGTCGCTTACGTGATGGGTTTATTCAGCTGCTTTACGGCAAGGCTGTATTCTTTAGAAACTTCGGAGACTCAGATACAGAGAACCCAATTGCAGGAATTACAGATAGACCAAATGAAGTTATTCATTTAAAGAAATATACTCCAACAAATAATTATTATGGCATACCCGATATTGTGGCAGCAACAAATGCCCTTGCGGGTAATGAGTTTGCGGCAAAGTACAACCTTGATTATTTTGAAAATAAAGCGGTTCCAAGATATATAGTGACAGTAAAAGGAGCAAAGCTTTCTCCTGAAGCAGAAAGAAAACTATTAGAATTTTTTCAGGTCGGATTAAAGGGAAAGAATCACAGATCGCTATATGTCCCACTTCCAGCAGATACTCCAGATTCAAAGGTTGAATTTAAAATGGAGCCAGTTGAGGCAAATACTCAAGACTCATCATTTAATAAATATAGACAAGCAAATAGAGATGAAATATTGCTTGCTCACCGTGTTCCTATTAATAAGCTTGGAACTCCAGAGGGCGTTAATTTAGCCGTAGCCCGTGATGCTGATAAAACATTTAGAGAGCAGGTTTGTGCCCCAGCACAGATGATTTTAGAGAAAATATTAAATAAAATTATTGAAGAAAAAACAGATGCTTTGTTAATTAAATTTAATCAGCTTACTCTTACGGATGAAGACACTCAATCTAAAATTGATGAAAGATATTTAAGAATGAAGGTCATTACCCCAAATGAAGTTAGAATTAGAAAGGGCATGGTTCCCGTTGATGGTGGGGACGAGATGGTTGATTTAAAGGCTCAAGATACAGCAGAAATTACAGCCCAAGCTACAAATAGCAGAAAAAGAACTCAGGACCGAAGCGCAACTTCCCCAGATAATTCGGGAGAAGGCAGAAATGCAAAAGGCGACGGCAGACAGGTTGACTAGACCTACTCAACTGTTATTTGCCTTTTGATGCGTACGAGTATAAAATTAAGCATATGAATATTGAAAAGTCACATTGGTCTTCCAATGGTGAAAACATACAGCTATCGGTTCCTTTTACAAAGGTAAACCGTGAGAAGAGAACCGTATCAGGTTTTGCAACACTAGATAACGTAGATCAAACTGGCGATGTAGTTACATCAGAAGCTAGCTTAAAAGCATTTGAAAGTTTCCGTGGAAATATTCGTGAGATGCACACACCGCTTGCAGTCGGCAAGATGCTTTCATTTAGACCAGAAACTTATTACGATCCAATCTCAAAGGGCTTCTTTAATGGAATTTATGTAGACGTATATGTATCAAAAGGTGCAAATGATACATGGGAAAAATGTTTAGATGGCACACTTACAGGATTTTCAATCGGCGGAAAGATTACAGAATCAGATAATGAAGTTAACAAAGCAACAGGCCAACAGGTAAGATTCATTAAGGGATATGACTTAATGGAGTTATCAATAGTTGATTCACCAGCAAATGAATTATGCAATGTTCTTTCAATTTCTAAAATGAACGGGCAGCTTGTATTTAAAGGTATGGCAGCAGAAACCGTAACAGAAAATATTTTTTATTGTGAAGAAAGTGACTCTGTATTTATGTCAACAGAGAAGACATTCGACTCTCCAGTTTCTGGAAAGCCAGCAACACTAATTGGTTGGGTCGAAAGTTCAGACGTAAACAAATCAAACGAAATAGATAAGATTCTTGATTCATTTAAGAAGTCAAGATTACCGTTGCCTGAAACACAAAAAATTGCAAAACAGGCAAACGTAGAAGGAGGTAATGAAGTGTCAGATGTACAAAAAGATGTAGTAGCTGCAGAAGCTATTGCCGAAGAAACACTAGTAGTTGCTGAAGAAGCACCTGCTGACGTAGATGCTGCACCAGCAGCAGACGCTTCTGCCGATTCTCTCGAAAAAGCAGCCGATGTATCAGAAGTTGAGGTTGATGAACCTGATTTTGCAAAGATGATGGGCGATCTAAAAGGCTTTTTCTCAGAAACTCTAGCTAAAGCTACAGAGTCAAATGCTGCACAGGTGACAGAAATTAAGTCAACTGTTGAAAATTTCAGCAAGGCTGTAGAAGTTAGAATCACAGAGTTGGCAGAACAACACACAGCATTAAGCAATGCTGTAGCAGATATCAAGAGCACGATTGATGGTGTAACAAAGCGTGTCGATGCAGTAGAATCAGAGACTGCAATTAAGAAGTCCTCAGATCTTGGCGGATCTCAGGAAGTAACAATAACAAAATCTAAATGGAACGGTTCTTTCCTCGGTACCGTATCAGATTTAATTCGATAATAAGGTAGGTGAAAAATATAATGAGCAATGAAACATTAGAAAAAGCAATTGCAGCAGGCACAACAGCCACTGGCACATTTGCATCCGCTACAGGCGGAACAGGAATCCACACAGCGTCAGAAGATGGCAACGGTGGTTTACTAAACCCAGAGCAATCAGCTCGCTTCCTCGACTATATGTTCGACGCAACCGTAATTGGTAAAGTCGCACGTACTGTTAGAATGAAGTCTGACACAACCGAGATTGATCGTATGTCCGTTGGTGAGAAGCTTATGAAGCTCGCAACAGAAGGAGATAACACAGCAGCTAACGCAGCAGTGACATTCTCAAAGATCTCTCTTACAACAAAGAAGCTTCGCTTGGATTGGGAGCTTTCAACAGAGTCTCTAGAAGACAACATTGAAGGTCCAGATCTAGAAGATCACATTGCACGCATGATGGCAACACAGGCAGGTAATGACATTGAAGATGTAGTACTTAACGGAAATACATCACTATCATCAGATAACCTATACAAGGCATTTGATGGCGTTGTAAAGAAGGCAAAGTCAGATGCACACGTAGTAGACGCAGCAGGTGCTGGTATCTCTCGTGCAGTATTTAACTCAGCTCTTAAGGCACTCCCACGTAAGTACAAGCAGCGTAGAACAGATCTTCGCTTCCTCTCAGGTTCAAACTTGATTCAGGATTACTTATACTCAACATCACAAAACATCCAGAACGTCAACCCACAGGATATTGCTTCAGGCATCATCCGTGGTGAGGTTGCTCCAGTTTCAGGTCCAGCAGGATATGTAGCTCCATACGCATTTGGTATTCCAATCGTTGAAGTTCCACTGCTACCAGAGACACAGACTGGTGACTATTCAGCAGCATCAGGTTCACACGGTGATATCCACTTAACATTCCCAAATAACGTTGTTATTGGTGTTAAGCGTGACGTAACTGTATACCGATTCTTCTGGCCACGTAAGGACTCAATTGAGTACACAATGTATACTCGTGTTGGCGTCCAGATCGAGCAAGCAGATGCTTGGGTTGTAGTTAAGAACGTTAAAGTCGCTTCATAATTTAATTTATTAAGAAGACTTGCAAGAAAGGCCCCTAATTAATTTTAGGGGCTT